ATTAAAATGAGCAGGGCAAGAATTGGTTTTATGCCAGAACATTAAGTCCCATTTCCATTTGTTTTGCATAGCATAATTCAAAATTTCAGGCAACAAGCGTTGTGATGTCCATTGTACAAGCCCATTGTTTGAAATTCGCATCATCGCTTCTATGTAATCTATGGATTTGAAATTAGACCCAAAACTCTCGTCTATATCAGCCAGGTGGTCGGTTTTGGCATAAAAGCCAGAACCTTTGCCTCTTTTATTCACAACAATATCGTATGGCGGATCACAAAGACACACACCCACGCACTTGTCCGGCCAGCCCTTCATAACCTCAAGGCAATCGCCGCAGACTATGGTGTTCAAAGGCAACGTCATTGCTTGTTCCCTAAATAATTTATAGCTCGTTTAAGTACCGTTGTCGAATCGTTTATCTGCCCCAAATACTTGTTACACCCATAGCACAGCAGCCCGCGAATTCCACCCGTAGCGTGGTTATGGTCTACATGCAGTCGCTTGGCAAACATTGATGACGGTCGCCCACAAATACTGCATTTGTATCCTTGCTCTGCAAGCACGGCGTTATATTCGTCTAATGTAATACCATACCTTTTGCGGAGTTCTCGATTAACTCTTCTCTCTGGGTGTTTTCTGTGAATTGCTTTAATGTAATCATAGTGGCACAAACTACACTTGTACTGGTAGTTCATCTTCCAGCTTTTCGGCCAGTTGTCATCAGTTAAAACCTTACCACAGACTCGACAAGTATGCTTTATTTCATTTATTGGTAGTGTCATTTGCTTCCCTTTTAGCGGCCTGCCAGTCAAGTATCGTTCTCACATCTTCTCTATCCATAGTCAATGGAGCAGTTTTGTTATAATGGTCGCGGAAAACAGAACATAACGATTCATCTACCAATTTATTCCCAGAAGATTCCAAATAAATTTTCTGGCCAAAAAACTTTTCCTTTGTAGCTATTTTATTTATTGGTAGTGTCATTCAAATAATCCCATCAATTCTCTAAAGGCTTTGGCGGCACATTGGAATCTCTTAAACTGCACACTCACAAGGATATTCAAATAAATTCATTTGCGATTCTTTGTTTTTTTTGTTAGCTAAATATAATTTGGCTAATCTCAAACAATTTTCCAATTCATCTTCAAGGCCATCCCCCTCGGTAAAAATTCTTCGCTTGAAATCTTTTTCCGCTTGATTTGCTTTGTTCCAAGCCGCCCGCTCAAACATATATATCAAGCCCCAATATGCTTTTTTGCCTTTGACACAAGGAATACAATTCGCATGTTCAGCCCAAGAATAAATAGCAGGCGGTGTTATGCCCCAACAGTTTATAACCCTATACATACATTCTTCTTTGGTTATTTTTTGGTCTATTAAGGGAAATTTTGCTTCCAGATCATATTTTGCATACCTCGCAAAGACTCGCTGCGCCCTACGGTATTCATCTAAAGTAAAACCAATATATATAACCGCTGGCTGATTTGCTTTTAAGTACCGCAAACTTCTTTCCTGTTTGAGTATTCTTGAACAAGGAGTATTTCTACCACTACCCAAAAATCTTTCATCATCGAATACCTGCCAAATATCTCTGCCATCAGAATCCTCTGTTATTGGAAGACCGATATAGCTTGCCACTTCGCTGCGAAACCTATCATTATCCGCTGGTTCTGTATTTGTACTGTGATATAACAATATCGTCGTATCAGGAAACTTATCAGCGACAATTTTCGCCATTACCGCAGAGGCAATGCCACCAGAAAACCCAACAATGTGATTCACACATCTAGCATTACTTCTGCACTTTGGACATACCGCACCACTCAAGCGTTCAGCTTCAGTACGAGTTTCCATTGAGCTTGAGTTGATATCATAAATCATTCCACAATTCGCACATTTAACTCGCATCATTAGACTCCTTCTTGTTTATCCAATCTATAATCTCATTGACTTTTTGAGCTATAGCAAATTCGTTTGGGCATTTTAGCTTGGTTTCACGCTCGCCGCCCCATTTGCCCTGTATGTGGATTTCCACTTCTAACGGCGTTATTTTATCCATTGTTCCCCGCCTTTCTGTTCTTGAAGATGTTCACGCCAGTACCGCCAAGCAACATCGAGGCCAAGGCGATCCACAAGGTCGGGTCTTTCTCTTTGCCCTTCAAAGACTCAATGGCTGTGATAGCTTCCGGCTTAACAAAGTCTTTGATGTTAATAGCCTTAACTACTTCAATCTCATCGTTCAACCGCCCTGTCTCGCTGTTTAAGGCTTTGACAGCCTCGATGAAATCACTTTGCGCATCATCGGCTACAGCCTTATATGATGCCGCTCCAGCGGCGAAGCCACCTGCAAACGGCTCGCCACACCCAGCCGCTAACACGGCCAGCGTTAGACTTACTATCCATTTCATAATCAGTCTCCTTTCAGTTCGTAATAAATCTTTTCCCAATCTATTTTACCAGAATATTTCTTAACAATTCTTGTAGGTACTGTAATATTGCCGATTTGTTTTTCATCTTCAAGGGGGTAATTCCTATTATACCACTTCCATTGGCCTGGGCGCATAGTCTCCAGCCATTTCTCAAAGCCCTCTTTGTTCTGGTGTGGCGATACGCCTTCGTCCCATTGATGACAACGAACACAAAGACATACGCCGTTACTTAAATCACACCGGAATAAATCTGATGTGCCTTTGGGTATTAAATGATGAGCGTCAAGATTTGTCCAGCCCTGTGTTTTGCCACGCTTGCCTTCCCTGCCGCAAATCTCACATTCGCCGACTTCTCGGATAAGGTCAGACCACAAAGCCGTAGCCCTCTTCTTCCAGTATCTAACGCCTTTAGTCTTTGCCATTATTTTGACCTCTCAAACATCGGTATTGGGTTAGAGTGGCAGTCAGGGCACGGAGTACTGGTGTACGCACAACCCTTGCCACTATCCTTAACAATCTTTGGTAATATTCCAGACCCGCCGCACGTTTTGCAAACTTCAATTTTCCCCGTACCTTTACAATGCGGACACTTTTTAGATTTAGTCTTTGCCATTATTTTGGCCTCCTTTTATAAATCCGCTAAATAACTTACAAATAGCTTCGCATATTTCCCGCTCCGGCTCTGGTGGATATTTGATATTTTTTAACCTTATCACATCATTCACCTTTCAAATAGCAGGGCATTTGCTCATCCTGTCGCCTGCCCTGCTGGTTATGTCGCTTCCTTGCTTCATTTTATTCCCTTGTCCGCTGTTCAAACTTGCGGCAATTCTTATAACCCCAATATCCATCTGCTGAACATAAGCCTGCGCCGGCAAGCCCCATCCCGTTAGCACATTCAAGCCAGTTGCACTTCCATTTACTGCTGTCTTCAGGGGCATATCCTTTTACTTTGCCATATTTAAGTTTCTTGCTCATTTTACATTCCTATCTTTTTGCTTTCAACATATCATCTATTTCAGCTTTTAGCAGCTCTGCTCGTGCAATACATACCTTTTTGCTTACAGTAGTATCGAAAACTAATTTGCCTATAATGTGCCGCACTTCGGCTTTAACTTCACGTTCGCCCATTTTACACTCCTATTTTGCCAAAATTTGAAATCTTTGACTATGTTCACAGCTTTCGCCGGCTTTTCAGATAAATGCTTTAACAGCCATCTTTTACCGGCACTGTCTGGCCCCGCAGATATTCGGGCGGCGGCAAGTTCAAAAGCCTCTCTGCCACGCAACCCATCGTCAACAACAACATCAGGCTCACACTCCCAATCACGCAATATCCGCCAAATCCCACCATAATTGCGTTCGAGCATTTTTTGCTTTTGTTCAGCCTCTGCCAGAATCGCTCGGCCTGATGGTATGCCATCTCTGCTATGGTTAAGATAATACCGCCTAACACGTTGCGGGTTACCTTCGGAAAACAATCGATAGAGTAATACAGGCTCGTCTTTCGTCCTATCTCTACCCGACGGCTGCCTGATGGCCTTCACAGCCGAAATAAACACAGGCACTAACTGATTCTGGAATCTATGGCCAGTGGCATAAACCTGCTCAATCGCTTTACAGGCATCGGCGAAACTAAAATCGCTTAATATGCCATACCATACTTTGAGCTGCACTTCTTCAAAATCCCATTTACTCCATAGCTTTTTCAGCCTATTTTCTATAAAATCCTTTTTTTCAACCTGTAGCATTTTCAGCCTCCGCTTCTTCTTTTGCGAATTTATCAAATATTTCAGATGTTGTCGGCGGCGCTTTGGGAAGCACATCGTCCCATCTGCCCTGATTCAGCCAAGTCGCCGGATTCGGTATGTATTTCCCCTTATCCTTCTGCCAAGCTGCGCTTTTTTTCTGGCTTTCAACGGCGGCAGTAATTTTCCCAATCAACTCATTCGACGGTTGAATTTTAAGCCAACTGTCGTAAGCAGCGCCCTTACCAACCTTTTTCGGGTAGTTATACCAGAAGGTTGAGAAATCGCCGTTATAGGTTCTTAAATGGGGTTTTGCAACTTTTGCAACGGTTGCGCAACGCTCTCCTGTTTGTGTATGTGTATTAGTATTAGTATTAGTATTAGTTTTAGTGTTAGTTTCTTGTTTTCGTTTTCTGTAATTTCTATAATATTCCGCAGTTCTTTTTTTTGCTTTTTCCCTGAATTTGGTGAAGTTTAGGATTTGCCACCCGCCATCAATATCTACAATCCGCCGACCGTCATATTCTTTTGTCCTGCTGTATTTGTCTGGTGCTTTGAGTCTATTGATGGCTTTTTCGCAGGACTCAATAGGCACTCTTGCCACTGGAGCAAGCCCGGATACACTGCCTTCGACCTTGCCGTGGGCGTCTGCTAAAGCCAATATAGTAATCCAGACTATGCGGGTTTCGCTGGATTCATTCCAGATACTACTCGTTACTATTGAACCGAACAATGGGGTATAACCAGCCATATTCTGTTCCTTATAAAAAAACCGGCCAAGGGACGCTTTGTTAGTTTAACCCAAGTAAAGGCAACTGTTTTGTACACGAAGCCCCAATGCTTGATAACATCAAACGCAAGCTGTATTTGCGAGTCCATAACCCATAAAAACAAAACACAGTTATCATCGGCGAGGGGACGGATTGGCAAATTAACAATATCTTTAGGGCGCATTGTTTCGTATAGGGCGTCTTTTGCTTGTTGACTCAACCCGTATTTCTTCATTCTTCTTTCTCCGGCAATATTTTTCTATCCCTCATTTCGGCCTGCGATGTGCAACGCTCTACGTAATCATACACAATTTTATGTAATTCTTCGTAAAAGTCCAAAGGCAATAACTCTATCCAAGAATCAATCATTTGTTTTATCCGCTCCAGAGCTTCGCCCCGCTCGGCCATTTCGTAGTATAACTCCATTTTGGTCTTTTCTAACTTTTTAATTCTCTTTTTTAATGAGTCTGTACTCTGCTTTGTTGGACATTCTATCGTCATAAATATTTTCCCTTTGTCTGAAACCACCAGCAATCCCCATCCTTTATTTCGCCATAGTTGACGCACTCTTGATAATGTACGCATTGTTCACATTCGCCGTAGGTGTCTTTGGGATGGTGTTTTAGCCAGTTTGCACGAACATAAGCCTTGTGGCATTCTTTACAATGCTTCACCGTTTTGTATGCCGTTGGTCTTATCCCACAGATGCGGCAGGGTACGCCTATGTAGTTTGGCTTTTTACGAGCCATTGGTTTCGCTTTCTAATTTGCCCCATAACCACAGTGGCCTTAATCGGCTGTCTGGTTTATCTTTGTGTTCATCACATCGATAAGTCCAGTGGTTAGGCCAAGGTTTATCGTGGCCGTATTTTCCAGCCTTTGTCATTGTTGGGCCGAAAGCTGCTTTTACCGTAGCCGTTTTTTCACAAATATCACATTGCATTATTCTACCCCGCTTTCTGCTTCTGCGCAAAAATCTTTTATTTTTTAGGTTTTTTGCAAAATAGCTGTTAATCTGCTGACCAAGTAGTGTTTCTAACGTACAAATGCGCAAATCTATGCCTGTCTGGTGCGTTAAAATAGAAAATACGTGTTTATATACTAATCTTCAAATACCCACGCTTAAAACGCATCCTGTAGCCTTTTTTATTTCCGCAATTCCGGGTCAGGCGGCGATACAAGTTCTGGCCTTTTGGCTTCCAGGGCATCTCTATCCATCCCGAGCCAATGCTCAGCAACCCAAATGACATTATCAAGATACTTCGAGCACAAATACCGATCCTGTGCAGACAATGTAACATATTGCCCGTCATCACCGATTTTTGCACAGTGTTCCTTTAGAAACTCGTGTGCGTCGTCTTTGGTATAATACTGCTCAACCGAATGTTTGCCCAAATTTAGAGTTTTAGTAAATCCCTGCCTTTTCAATTCCGCGGTTATTTGAATCAATAAGAATCCCCAATAATAGCCAAGTTGCGGGTCTGACTTCGCACCCTTCGGGGTGCGGTGTTTTTCGATACCTCTGCTGCCGTCTGGTTTCTTGTCAAGGTATCGCTGTCGGCTTGCGGGATCGTCATATATCGACTGGCCATTCTTTATATCATAAGTAAATTCAGACATTACTACGGCTCCTCTTCGCTCGGCGGCTGTTCGTTTTTCGGCTCTGCTTTGGGCTTTGTGGCTAAAAATTGGAACGATTGAACCAACATCTTGTGTTTGCTTTTCCGCTGGCCGTCTTTTTCCCAAGTATCAAATTGAAGTTCGCCGGTTAATAAAATAGGGCTGCCATTGGAGACGTATTTGTTTAAGTTGACAGCATTATTCTTAAATGCCACGCAGTCAATGTAAAGCACGGATTCCCTTTGTTCGCCTGATTTCGTGATGTACTTTTTGTTGACGGCAATACCAAAATCAGCAATTTCCACCTGTGAAGGCGTATAGCTCAACTTAACTTCACGAGTGATATTGCCTCCGAGTACCAATAAATTATAGTTCATTGCCTATCCTTTCGTTTCGATTAGTGTATTTTTAAGCGGAATATTTGCGATAGCCCATTTGGCCCCCGATGTGCCATCTACCGGTACGTTGCAACCCTCTGCACAACTATTGAACCGCTCACGAGATATCTTGTGGCCAAGCGGTATATCCTTAAAATAGTGCTTTGAATAAGCTGCAAACGCATCGTCTGCCGCACTGCCTGTTTCTTTTGCCCAACTGTCAGGTTGCTTCATACTGATAAGTATAGCGGCGGCAGCCGGAGCTTTTTCAAGTTTGCTTGGATACACACCCTTATTTAGGCCAAGCATAATCTTTGCTACTTTGTCGGTGTCAACCACCTTACCCTCTGGCAGTGATTCTTGCAACTTTGCACAAATCGCTTTCAGGCAATGTTTATTTTCGGTTGTCATTGTGGGCAAGGCTGGCGGAGTATTTTTTCCGCTTTCAGCCCCATCGTCATCTTGGTCGCTGGTTGCCAATCCTACTAAAGCCAACAGTGTGTACCGTTGCAGATAAGTTACCGTGCTGCCGATTGCTTGGATGGGATTCTTGCTGCCGGATGTATCCGGTGCGGCTGTCAAGCTCGTTTCTTCGCTATGTCCCATAATATGTGTAATTTTACAGGTTACTTTTATAAATTCTTTGTCTTGCGATGTTACCCAGGACGCTGTAAGGCCGTGTTCGCTTAAAGCCTTATTGATACAACTGGTTACGTTATGTAACGAGGCGTGCTTGTACGAGGTTTGCTTATACGATACCGTCTGGTCTTTGAGTATTTCTGGCGGGGTTACCTTAAATTCTGCCATCGCTACCATAAATGCCTTTTTCGCTTCGTTGGCTTCCCATCTTTCCTGAACGTCCAGAAGTTCTTTTAATTTTGCAACGTCCATATTTCCATCTTTGCTTACCAACTCTGCGGCAGACGCTAACGGCGATATTGGCCCTGTTTTTTGGATGTCAGTGTCCATTTTTATTCTCCTAATAATTGATTGTTACGTTCCTGATTCGCCCTGCCTTGAGAGCATCCATTATGTGATTTGTTATCGCTGTATTGCCAATAAACCCATTTAATTGCTCTCCTATACAATGTTCGATTTCTTCGCGATGTTCCTTGTTTGCGATTCGGTCGGCTTCAATCTTCGCAAGCCGTTCCTTTTCGGCTTTCTCGGCTTCCTCTTTGGCAATACGGTCTCGCTCCATCCGACGAGCCTTTTCCTTTTCGGCCTCAATAGCTTCTGCCTTTTCACGTTCAGCTTTTGCAATAGCATCCTTGCGAGCTTTTTCCGCTGCCTCGGCTGCGATATTCTTCTCTCGCTCAAGACGTTCCTTTTCTTTGAACTCCGCTTCTTTGCGGGCAGTTTCAGCCTCTCGTCTTTCGAGGTCGGCAATTCTTTCTTGTTCGGCCTTTTCTTTCGCAACCCGCTCCGCTTCGATAATAGCCTCCGCATCTGCTCGTTTCTTTGCTTCGATTTCGTCCAGTGGTTTCATTCTTTCGGTGATTATCTTATCAAACGGGGCTTTTAGCTCTTTCGCCAAAGAGTCAACCTTCTTACCATAGGCTAACGCTTCGGCCTTTGCTGCAACCCTTGCTTTCTCAAGGTCGCTCCTGCCGCTCCGTACCCGATAAACCCACGACCGCAGGTCTTTTTCGCCTTCTGGCGTAGTATGGTCAAACACAAGCGATTTGTCCTGCGCTTCTAACTTGACCAAAGTTGCCATGATAGGGTCAAAAACAGTTAAATTCATTGTCTCAATTGTCATAATTCTATCCTTTCTAAAATTCAGACTCAGTAATCTGCTCAACCATCTTTTTTAATTCACCGACAAAGATAGTTACTTGTATTGCTAATTCTTTTATGTATGTCTCGTCCCTGTTAATCCGTACACAATAAAATGGCCTTTTAGATACTGCCGGGCAGTAGCTTATCCAATCACACCACTTGCGTTCGGTAATCCAAAGCTGGCCTTGCACTTGCGGTATGTAACAGGTCTGCATTTTGTCAGCCAAGAGAGTGTCGATGTGTGTTGACGGTATAGGGCATTTTATCTCAATAAGCCCATCGTTACCAACTAATCCGTCAGGGGATGTTCCGACATTGTCATCTCTTTTTACAAAGCCAACTTCTTCGACAGTACAATCGTTCAGGAGTTCGTAATATTCTCTGGCGGCTGGCTCTAATTCTATGCCGTCCTCCATATTCTTGTCCGTGTAAGAAACTTGCAACTCGCCCGTTAATCGCTCCGCTACCAGTTTTCTCATATATAATTTTCGAGTCTGGCCTTTACCTTTAGCCAAGACTTTAACAAAGTTGCTCGATGAAACAATGCCAAGTTTTACGTCTATCCATTCTTGAGACCCTTGTATTATATCACTATAAACTTGCATTTTTATTCTCCACAGGACGGTATTCTACCCGCTAACAATAATAAGATGATACAGTATCACTTGAGCCACACGCTTCACACTTTACTGGTCGGACAGAATCATCCTGCACATTATAACATTGGCAACATTGTGTTAGTAGATTAGTTCGGTGCAAAAGTTTAGCGAACAATTTCTCGTGAGAAGTAAATGCTCGAAATCGCCACTCGAAAGACCAGCCTTCTATGCGGGACTGGGCATCATCAGCTTGCTTAATTCTTTCGTATAGATTTGTCATTTCAACATCTCCTTTCCTTTTTCTGTTATAAATAACTTCATTTCACGGCCTCGTGGGTCTCTGGTTATCAAGCCCAAATCTTCAAGCTCTTTTGCCCGGCGGTGGGCTTTGCCATCTGACCAATACTTGTCAATCTGTTTAGCTGTGCAACCTGGCCAACGATTCACCGCCCATAACACTTCCCTACGGCCTTTCGTTAACTTCTCAACTGTCATAGAGTCCGCAGCCATATAAGACTGTGGCGGGTCTGTGTTCCTTGCGTGAGCGAAATTCAAGTTTCCTTGCTCATACATTTTATTCGTCCTTATGCCACAAACAGTGGCCGAGTATTGCTAATAAAGCGAAAATAATAAAAGACCATTGAAGAAATTCATTTAGCAAGTTTAGCATTTTGCGTCTCCAATCTGGACTTGATTTTTTGCCAGTATTTTTTGGTAGATTCTTTTTTGTACCCAGTCGGCCCGCCATTGTGGATTCGAGCCATATCTTCTAATGTTGGCTCTCTGCCAATTCTTTTAGCAGTAGCATAATGTCGCAAGTAATCCCGCACCATCAACCTACTACAAACTTTACTTTTCCTGTGAAAATCGCTCCAGCGAATAGGGGTTGAAAACTTGTCCGTATGCCTTGACTTATAAATTCGGTTCAAATCATCAATATAAATCTTGTGGATTTGAAATGCTCCAACAGCCTTGCCGTTATCACCGACAGCGTTGGCATCGCCTTTGCTTTCAACCCATTCAATAGCATCGAGCAAATCATTAAAGCTGGACTGGGGTTTTTGCGCCCCAGCCACAGCTTCGGAGGAGGGTGATGACACGTCCGCTCTGGGTAAATATAACCCGATTAAAAAACCAACGGAAAAAATAGTAGCCATATTAAGAAATTTCATTGCAACCTTTTTAGCGGCGTGCCTTGAAGGTATAAATACCCACCTACAGATTTAAGCTGGCCGAGAGACTTTAGCGGCGTGCCTTGAAGGTATAAAGACCCGCTTACACCATTTTTAACCCAATTAGGTATTATTTTTTTAACCAGCAACTCTTTGCATTTGAACTCCCAATCGACTTGGGTTTTTCTGAACCAGGTCGGCAGAGTGCCCACCTCGTCAACTCGGAACTCCCAGTCTTTCGGTTTAATTGAAGTCAATGAATTTAATGGTAGAAGTTCAATCCTTACGAAATCACGGTCAATCAATTTATCATCTTCCAATTTGAATTTTTCCACCAAAGGTTGGTGATCATTGCTACTCATTACGTAATCTGGCCATATTTGACCACGCCTGATTATCATTCCTTTGCCAATACACATATTTTTATATCCTTTTATCAAATTACAAAGACCGCAGGCCGACCTGATAAGATGCTGAAGTCGAATTGAGTCGGAGATTCTGCGGCCTTTGTTATGTTATGAGTCGTGATATCCAGCACCTTATTCATAACTTTATCATAACACTTACATCGGCGTTGTCAAGAAGTTTTTAAGGAGTTTTGAAAAAACCGTGATTTTCAGGCTATAAACAGGGATTTTGGGCGGGAAAAAATTTATAAAAAAATTCCTGCACAAAGTATTAGGGGGTATTGTGCGGTTTATTGTCCAGATTGTCAGGGGGTTTGAGCAGGCTCTCTTTAATGAAAGTCCTCAACTCTTCAAGCTGCCGTTTCAGTGATTCTATTTCGGCTTTTAGCTCTTCGGTTTCGGTCATTTTAATCGAGACTTAATTTCTTCGATACCATCTCGGATATATCTTTGCTCTACGCGGATAACCTTAATATCGGACTTAACCTCTGCCATATCGTCTTCAGTTTTCTCTAAGCGGATGTCGTGTTTTTCGAGAACGATTTTGTTATCCTCGATATTCTCCCCGTATAGCGCCCACGTACCGACAATCCCAGCAAACAGAACCGCCAAAGTTACAATTAAGCCTATGATTCTCAACCTGCCGTTTTTGCCGTTTTTGTCCTTTGCCATTTTTAACCCCTTTATTAAACTATGGTGTTATGTTGGCCCTTATAATTTAAAGACTTCTTCGTTTTCTTTTAGCCAGCCATCGTATATTTTACTTGCTGTTCTTGTGGGAATACCTATAAGTGTAAGTATGTCTATAAATAGACCTTTTACCCCATCAGAAATATAGGCCGATGATTTCAATTCCCATTTCCTCGGCCCTGATTGGAATACGTCAGTATCGCCTTTTAGCCAAAAACCAATTCCGGTAGCTATTTCAGTCGAATTATCTAATACTGAATCAACGAATGAAGTTGCAATAGTGTCAAATTCGGGGGTGAAAAAAGATACTCTTTTGCCTTTAGCTATATCAAAAACCCTTTTGGATAACTGTAATATCGGATAGCCGACAAAGGTGAGGAGCTTGACAGGAGACATCATCATTTCAAGCATTACATCAGAAACATCGTCGTCGTCTTGATATATGAGTTTATCGAGAATATGCCTTAACAGCGCATAGCCATACAATCCACCAAGTATAAGCCCTGTTTGCTGTGCATATTCTTTTTTAGATATTTGATTGTTTGCTAATGCTGTTTGGTTTCTCGCAAACATCCGCAACGGCTGGTCTATATACGACCGGAATAAAACGAAAGACCTTGTCAGTCCAGTTTCAGCACCAGTTAAAACCGAACGATTCTCTTTGTCAAACATAGGTTGAGTCCGGCGTACAAGATAATCCGCTCTCTTGTTAAACGCATCCCAGTATTCAGTTGATTCAAATTCTAATGTTGTCGGGTTGATTCCTTCTCTGTCCCAATACTTCTTTGCTTTACCACCAAGATTATCATCGGCCATTTCAGCTTCGGTAATCCTGCCCGCTTCGGTAATAGCCATCATATCGACCTTGTGTATGCCGACTGTTATTAAGTTTATATAATCAGTCTTATGGAAAAGAACTCTCAACCCTTGGTCAGAATTAGTTAATTCCTGTAAAGCTATAGACGAAACAACACCGTTCATTCTTTCCCAATATCGTGTCCAATGTTCAAGGTATCTATCAATGTCTTTCTGGAACGGCAGGAATTTCAATGCCTTTATATACTTAAAGTCGGTTTCAGTAAAGTATCCGTGCACAGATACATACTGACTTGCCATAATCACTGGATTGCCGAGAACTGAACGAGTAAGGCCACGAAGTAGTTTTCCTACAAAGCCCGATGTAATATCATAGCCGCCTTGTTTGGACTGTGAAGTTCTTTTGATTATAACAGCAAGTTTTTCAAGTTCATCACCATAACCCTTTAATTCCATTTTCTCTTGCCACGGCTTATAATTTAACAACATTTTCGCCGCTCGGTACGCTTGAGCCATCCCTACATATTCGCCTATCGCCTGTCTGTCGGCTAATGTTTGAGCAAAGAAGTCATTTATTCGTATCGGATAATCACTTCCCTCTCTTTTTTGAAGTCGGCCTTCTGATTCTAACTCTGATATTCGATATGTTTCCGTACCTGGAATCCACACTTTTCCTCTGTATCTTTGGATATGCCAATAATTTTCTTCTTTGGCAAGTTCAATACCCTTTAATGATACTGATACTTGGTTGATTGCATCTTTGAATATAGTATCGTATGTTTCGGCAGCGATTTCGCAAAGCCTTAACGCTTTTGGGTTAGACTTTATGAGTTTATCTATTGCTTCTATCTCGGTAACATCAACATCCCTGACCCTACTAACAACGTTGGTAACACCGTCTTGAACCGCAACGCCACTTTCAAGCATAGCCATTAAATTGTATTTTGCTTGAGCGTGCATATAAATACTCATAATTTCGGCCATTGTAAGATTAAATCTTTTGCCGCCGAGAATAACTTCGTGAGTTTTGTGTTTTTCGACTATGCCTATTTTCACTAAAATTTTATCCCTGAGCTTCAATCCTTTCTTGCCCTTAAGCATTCTATAAAAAGCAGGGCTTAATTCTTGTACGTCATCTAAAGTAATACCAGCTTTTTTCATCTCGGCTTCAACGAAAGTATCGAGTTTCTTGAAAAATCTTGCTCTTTTTCGTCTGCCATCTGAGAAGTTCTGTGCTATATTTTTGTGTAGTATTCCAAATTGACCACCGTCAAGAGTGTCTATTAAAGTTTCAAGGCCGTGATTAAACCTGCCCCCAGTAACGGCAACGGCCTTCCCCATTGCCCCTTCTGGCTTGGGCTTGACCTCATCGCCGACCTCGATAAGTTTCTTATCTGTTACATTATCAGATTCAGCCATCATCTGATTGATGTCCTCGGCGGCGTTACGAGCTATTCTCTCAAGGATGAGCCGATTCTTTGTCCTGTTCTGATGGAGTAATGATGTTATATCTCTATTGATTTCATCTATTTCTTCAGCGGTCATATCAGCCAAAGACGACACGCCAAGTTTATCAACAGATTCAACTAATCGTGTAGGTAGTAATTCCTCTGCAAATTCTCTGTTATATTTACTGTCTAACGAAGAACGCAAGCCCTCAAGATGTTTTTTGAGACTGACTACTCTTTGTTGCAGTGTTTGTTTGCGGCCTTTTATTTTCCGGCCTGATGGTTTCTTGAAGACGAAAGAGTTTAATACATCCTGTATGCGTTCAAGAAACTCCGGCCTAATACCACCCTTCTGCATTATCTGGCCGGTCTTTTTATTAACGAACATCACAGTCTTTTTAAGGTCTGATACCGCCTTTGCGTGTTCTGCTCTTTGTGCTATTACTTCAATCGCCGCCATTGCGGACACTTGTTCGCCAGTCGTTCTCGGACGTGATACCGCACTCAGTAATTTATTTACCGTTGCGTTATTAACAACCAATCCTTTAAGTCTGGCCTTCGCATAAGCGGCAAGATTCTTATGGTTCTTAACAACTTCTCTCGCACCTTCCTGGAAAGCGTTCCGTGCGGATTTTTCCATCCCCTTCATAACGGCGTTGATAACCTGACTCGTAGTCAGACCTGACGCAGTTTTGGGCTTTATTGATTGCCAAATACGGGACTTGATATTCTTAATAGTTCGTATATCTTTGCCTTTTGCGCGAATAATCTTAAACGGTTTTTCGCCTTTGGCATAACCAAGAGATTCCCTCATAGAATTGATGTCCTGCCAGTCCGATTCAGCCTGCTTAACATCCTCTGTGGTCTTGATTTTATTATCGGCAAGTCTTTTATCTAAATCTGAAGTGAGCCGATTCAATTCTACTGTTAGTTCCCCTCTTGTAGTCTCGACTACTTCGCCAGACTTGCGCTTCCATTGAATTTTCTCAAAGGAAATACCGCCCGCTTGTTCTTGCCTCAATTCCTTAATTTTGGCATCAGCCTCGGCTCTTGTATTAAATTTCAGGACTTTGCCAGTTTCGTTGTCAATTACCTCGACCGCCCCAGTTGGTTTGAGGGTGGGTTGGGCTTGCTTTGCCAATTCAACTTGCAATCCAGCTTTGTCCCAAACACGTGGCTCGGCAGTAATATCAGTTCGTTCAGTAGTTACTCTATCCCCTTCAATATCTGTAATTTTATAAGGCGCTCCAGCATAATCAAATTCTTTGCCTATCTTAACAGAAGGTTCCGTAATCGCCCCAGTTGGTTTGAGGGTGGGTTGGGCTTGTTTCGCCGCTGCAACCGGCTTGGCCTCTGTTAGTTTGCCCCACTCCTTTTCTATAAGCCATTTGGCTATTTCGATATTTTCTTTAACAGAGTCATTACTATTTAGAGAAATATCTACACCACCATATACTTCAGGATGGTCGCTTATCCTGATTGTTATTTGTTCACCATCGGCATTTTCAATATCAAAATAATAAGATGTGGCAGAACCCCAATCACCTTTGTCTATATTAGCTATATCTGTTCGCTCGCTAATTACTTTTGCTATCTGCTTTCCGGTTTCCTCAACGTGCTTTTCGTAAATTTGCATCGCTGCTTTTGTATCACCTTCTGCAATATCAGCGATTTTATCTTTATATGTTAAATCAGCATCTTTAGGCAATCCCTTCCCCTCAATCGCCCCAGTTGGTTTGGGGGGTACTTTGATACCCTCGGCAGGGAGTTCGGCCTCTGACGGGGCAGCAGTAGCCTCTGGTGTGGGTTCTACGACCTCAAAACGTTCGGTCTCAGCTATTTCCTCAGTAATTGGCCTCTCTACCTCCTGCTCAACAGCCTCTTTTGTGCCAAGTTGGTCATTAACTGAAGTCAAAAAAACCTTAGCAGCTTCGTCCTTATCAGTAGCTTTTGCGGCCAAGTCTACAGCCTCGTTGACAATTTCGGCAGCCCTTGCAGGGGCAATACCAGTATCCTCAACCAAAGCCTCGTCAAGTGATACTAACGCTTTTCTGGTCTGTGCATTTTGCCTTGCGACTTTAGCATTTGTCCAAACCCTGCCAAGACCGCCGAATAACAGCTCCGCACCAGCGCCATACCAACCCTCCATTAAGGCTTGCTTGGGGATATTTCTAATTGACGAAGGGTCAAAAATGGCGACAGCACCACCTGAAACTGTTGATTGAATACCTTCTTGAATAGCACCAGTAGCCATAAGTTTAGCCGAATCCAACGTAACCGCACCAGTAAAAGCAAGGGCGTTCTTCATAGTAAAATTAGTAGCCCTTTTGCGGATGGCGTCTCTAACGCCTTTCGTTGCAAAACCTCTGATTGTCTTAAATTGCCATTGCTCAATAGCCATATTGACTAACGCTACTCCGGTAGCGGCAAGTTCGGCCTGTTCTTCTGTAGCGCCAGCGGCAAGGGCTTCTTCTCTCGTATTTGAATATTCTAATATTCCAATAGGAACACCAAAGGCATAAGGATTGCCGGTAGTTAAAAACGCGGCAAAACCCGCGCCTAATTGAGATGATACTCTACCCATCTGGAAAGCATAACTATCGCCTTCGGGCGGCGAAAGTGCTTTTGTTTGAGCAAATTCCCTCAAAACAACCGAGGCTTTCGCAACTTGTTCAGGGTCGAATACACTCAACGGCGCAATCTCTCTGGCAAATATTTCTAATCCCCTGCCAGCGATGTCTATTAAGCCGGATACCGCACCTCTCGTAACTTCGGGGAACACCCCACCCCTTTGCCTTTTTTCTACTTCTTCAAACGGCGCGGCTAAAAGAGACATCCTTAACCCAATAACAGATTTCCATTTACTGTACTTTTCTTTTAATGGGTCGCCTTCGGGTAAGAGCTTTGCCCTTGCGTCCATAGTAAGGGCAATTTGTTCAAACTTTGATTTCTGATAAAAATCTTGCGGGACAGGACTCTCAAGAAGCGGAACGGTCGGAGCGAATGGCGATATTTGTAATCCGGGCTTTATTCTCCTGCCTCTTGCCTGCTCCCACTCTTTACTGTTTAGCGGCTTATAAAGACTGTGAAATTCTTCAGGAAACGCCTTAATAGGGTCTAATTGTATTTCGTGTTTTCTTTCTAATACTTTTTCTTCTTGTACTTGCTCCGGTGTTAGTTTCTCTGAAAACGCAACGGTTTCGCCAAGCTGTTTTTTCAGGTCAGCGGCGGCGGCCTTTGAATTACCCTCGTATTTGGTCTTAGCGTAATCATCGAACATTGCATAAGCATCTTCAAAGGGCAAATCATTATCAAACGCTATCTTCAAGGAAGCAACGTGCTTATCTCTAATGAAATTCGGGTCGTCCGATACACTTAATCTTTGTTTGAAAAGTTCCCTACTCTCACTATTAAGTACATCTTCGAAATAAACACCGTCTTGTATTGCAAACGGCAGGTCTTTCATTACCTGTTCTTGGCCTTCAGGACGTTGGACACCGAGCAGCCTTTTCCTTAACGCCTGCTGTGATTCGGTCGGCTCTAATAATTGGTTTCTTAAATCCTGTTGTTCTGCTGTTATTGGCATTAAAACTTCTCCAGCCATTTATCTACATATAATCGTTTATTAGTTGCATCACTAATCGAATTGGCAGTCTTAATAAATTCATCTTCTGTTTTCGGTTCCTTTGTAGGGTCTATTGTTATTTCAGGTGTTTTAAGTTTTGTCTCTTCAAGCCGTTCTGTTTCAACGTCAGCGAGTTTCCTGATTCTTTTCGCCCTTTCCCTTCTTTCGCCAGCGTTGAAACCTGACCAGAATCTTGCCCAAGCGCCAAGTTCAGGTGTCATATTCCCGATGTATTCTGTTACCTCTTTGGCAGTTCTATCCTTTTCTAAAAGAAATTCTGTAAAATTATCAACCATTTCTATGTAAAGATTCGCACCTTCAGTGCCCGTACCAAATACACCCCTCGTGTTATAGATTTTCAATAAATCATATCCCTTCTTGGCGGCTACAGTTCCAATTAGTCCCTTAACTACTTTATCCCGCCACAACTTTAATTGAGGCAAATGACTTGGATGTATCTTGCCGACCAACGCTTCATCTGATATATAACTTTCGTTATATTTTCGTGGGTTTTGGGATATTTTAATAAGTAAATCAGATTTCTCCTTTTCCTGTTTAGCATCTCTTCCGCCTTTAGCCCATAGAAGTTGCAATTCTCTAGCCTCTTTCATTTTCCGACCTTGCTCTTTCTCATCCAAAGATGAACCATCTATAGTCGCAATAGCTTTTTCAAAATCAAGTTCTTTATATAATTGATTGTTTATAGTGTTTCGGTCAACCCCTCTTTGTTGCTCAAGTGCCTGTTGCTCTTGTGCATTCCAAGTATTTAAGTCCTTGAGTACATCAAGTTGGTCTTCTGCCGGTAACCCGCTTTTCTTAATAAAATCCTGTCCCGCTTTAATGTCTATTTTACCTGTTTTTTCATCTCGAAACAACTGGGCTTGCTGTAAAACAGCAGACTTTATTCCGTCTGCCCGCCCAGCCTTCATCTTGGCAAGGTCTATCCCCTGTTGAGCTTTAACAATCTCAGGGTCAACAAGCCCTATCTCTGGGCTGGACATCTTTGCGTCAAGTTCGAGTAGTTTAATCTCCGCCGCTACAGTACCCTCGGCAATGTAACTTTCTCTCAAAGCCCTATACCGTGCCAGTTCCTGCTTGGACTGTATCGCCTCCATCTTCGTCTTTGCCTCTTGTATTGTTAAGGGCATATCCGAAGCGATTGCTTGTGTCATATTCATCTTGGCAAGCGAATTTTTCATCCCACTGGGAATGGCCTTAATCTGAGTCTCGACTTTAGACCATTGTTTCTTCAATTCTTCTGGGCTTGCGTTTGGCTTGTCCGCAACGAAAGTCTCAAAGCTCTCAATTAAAACATCAATTTGGCTCTTAGCTTCGGCCTCTTCGTTTGTCGCTTGTGCCTGGAAAATGTTATTGAAGAAACTTGTTGTCGATTCGATAAAATCTCGCTGTGGGGATTTGGCGAGTTCGTGTGGTGGTAAGACTACAGAGCCGCCGGCTGGCGGTAGTTGTTGTCGTTGAAATAATGGAATTTTAGTTGCGATAGTAATATCTCCTAATTAAGCAATCCCATATCAGCGATAGTACCGAACAATCCTATCCCTTGGCTGATAGTATCCCACTTCGACTTTTTCTTTTTCTTCTTACCGGCATATCTTTCCCAAGCAGCCATATCCCTCATAAAACCGGAACGATATCTGCCCTCCGCAAGCGCAAAACCAATATCTTTAGCAGCGTCAGCCTTCGTCTGCGAAGCTATAACCAAAGGCGAGCCGACATTCATCTTTACATTCGCCGCCGCTGCTCCACTCTTCTGTGTCGCTAAAAGCCGGATGAGTCTTTCCTTTGTGATACGAGCTTGCTCCTCTGCCCTTATATCTAACCTTCTCGCTTCTTTTTCGTACGCGGCCTCTCGGTACTTGGATATCGCCTGTTCTTCTTTGCCTTCTTCTCTTGTGGTAAGCATCCCCATCATAGGGCCGGCAATCTTACCTATCGGCCCAGCCATTTGTGTAATGCCACCTAACATTCCGCCCGCACCACTCAATAGCCCGCCTGCCCCGCCAGCTAATCCACCTATCATAGGTATAGGGTTACATCTATACTTCCAGTGAAGGTGAAAGATTTTACCGTTCCGTTCTACGGTATATGTTGTCTTAAAAATATTTTCCATTATTTAGTCCTCGTCCAGCAGAATGTTTCCGGTTCAGCTTTGAAACCTAAATGTTTCAGGAAGTTCTCTGAAATCTTACTTGCAGCGAATACTCGCCATAAATTATTATCCTCTATCGTTTTTGCCAGAAGTTTCTGCACAGTTTTGAAAAGGGTTAATGCCTTCTTCGACCTTGTCTCCGGCCTTGTTATCATCCACGCTTCGCCTACCCCGACAAACCTTATCCCGCCAACGCCGATTAACACATCATCCTCAAAATAAGACTGCGCAGAACCAGTAGTGATATTCAACTCCGCTAAACCCCTTTTCTGGTCGTTCGGTAGATTATCCCATTCAGGGTAAATGCCCGGATTCGTGTCCATTATCGTCAGGAAATCGTCAACGGTCATCTGTCGCATTTCTACTTCCATAAGAACTCCTGCTTAACTTATAATGTTGTCCAAGTCTGCCGCCTGTGCATCAAGTTCCTTTTTGCCCTGCTTAATCTCGCCCCTAACATAACTCCAGATACGCTTTTTGAGCCATTCATTAAAAGAGTACATATCATCACCGTAAGTCGGCGATTCTGGGTCTTTGTCTTTGGGTATCGGTTGTGCCTTTAGGAAATATTCCTTTAATAAAGGTACTTTATCCGTATCTACTTTACCTGTAATAGTTATTTCTGTTGTTGGCATTTTACGCTCCTTATATTCCGCCACCGGTTTTGTTTCTAACCCCTCTAACTATAATACCGTGAAGGTAGGCACTTGCGCTAAGAGTATCGCCAGCGTCATTACCATCACGGTACACCGTAAATCTTAAAAACTTATCTCCTGTATCAAAATCTGCTGCGGGTATTGCGATTGTCGAGTGGTTCAGTCCTTTTGATGTTCCTGAACTTACCATAAAGTCGGCTTCTGTTCCATCAAGAGCAACACTATCCATAGCTTCATCTGATGCTCTAAATTGGTATCTTATTTCCCAATCGCAGTTAGCGTCTGTCGTAACACTGTCCCATAATAGAATAGCTTGTAAGTCTTCTGTTACATCCCAAAATCCAGGTAATCTAACTTGTACGTGGACGTGCTCTTTATCTTGATTATCGCTAAACTCATAAGCTGTTCCTATACCTCTATTGACAAGCGTTGCCTTATCCGATGTGGGTTCCTTGAAACGAGAAGTATCGAGAAAAATCCCTTGCCAAAACCTTGCGTCCCCGTGAAAAGTCATTACACCTGTAGAATTAACGTCCACATGATCCTTAATCCCGCCATCGCCTAACTGTGTAACACCAGTAACGTCAAGCCCATCCCCTATTGTTAAACTGCCTGATAAATAATTCTGTGCAGATAGTCCGTAAAGACCCCAGTTAGTATCTCCTGCTGTCATACCTGGGTCATAAAAAGCATAAGCCGTTGTTATGGTTGCTCCATTATTAAGGGTTGCATCTATAGCGGCAAAGTTTTTGAAATTCGTTATTGTTAAATCGCCTGTGTCTCCATTGTCAAACCTGGCAGCAGGCACAAAACCATAAGCATTTGCTACAATCATAGCCTTTGCTGCACTGTCTGGCTTGAGTACTTTTATACTCGGAGATGCTCCTGCCAATACAGTTAAAGTTTGAGCACCAAACCCTGCAAGGCTTGCAGGCTGCCACAGAGCATTAAATGACAATCCCGAAATAAGAGAATGAGTTGTTGTCCTTGTAGATACTACACCACCAAACATTCCATAGGCCGCATTTTCATCAAAGGATTTCTGGATATGTAATCCTACCCCAGCGTTAGGTGCAGTTCCAATACCTATCTGGCCATCAGTAACTAAAACCCCTGTCCCTAAATTAACATCTAAATCCGCACCTGAAAGCGTACTCGTACCTGCGTTGTATAGAAGACCAGCATCAGTCTTACCCGCCAGAGAACCCGAAGCTGATTCCCATAGCCCTACGTAGCAAGCTGCATCTGTATCTGCAACTGTTACAGTCCCTGCGTTACCAGAAACATTGCCTGTAACATCACCGGTAAGGTCGCCTGTAAAATTGCCCGTGAAACTATTGGCATCTACATCACCTGAAAAAGTTGCCGCACCTGTGGTTTTTACAATAGTTAAATAATCGGCAACCCCCGCTTCCCTTATAGTAAAATCCCCAGGATTGGGATAGCCACCCATAACAACCCACCCCACATCTCCTACTTGGCCTGGAGCAAGAGAAAGATAACTATAGCTATCTCCGCTATTTATTCCGAATAAAGCGAAGCCAGTAGCCGTAGTAACACTTGAATTTGCACTAAATGTCGCCGCTCCCGACTCTATAGTCTCATTACCAAAAGATATATTCCCACCCCCAGCGGTCATAGTTATATCGCCTATGGTCTGGTTGATAGTTACGTCATCGCCAGACTGTGTTATAGAGAATGTAGGGTCATCTGTAACGCCACCTTGTATCATTGAGAATACACCAGCGTTTTGCGTAGCTGAACCCATTGTTACAGTGCCGGTGGAGGTTGAAAAGTTACCTCCGGTGGCAAGACCTCCTGCAAAGTAGGCATAGCCAGTATCAAAAGCAACGTGTGCATTACCATAGTCGGTTTCGTTGCTTTGGGCAGCATTGTCCCATACGAAATGATTATACGCATTGATATAAGTCCAACCGTTCGGCTCTTCTGTCTTACTATTGTACCAATGGATATTACCACCATCGCAGCTTCCAGCCCAAGTACCGCTACCATAAAGGCGTAAGCCCTCATTGTAAGTATGGCCTGTATTTACGAATAAATTACCAGCTATACTTGCATCATCTGTTGAGGTTAGTTGCTCGGCCTGAACTGTACCTGAAAATGTACCATTAACCGCGCTTGTTATCGAGCCGCCGCTTATGGTCAAAGTGCCATCTGTAAAAGATGTACCCGTTATAGCACCCGCCCCGATTGTCCCCGATGAAAGATAATCGCCCGTACCCGCACTTATATCAACGTCATCGCCTGTGATATTACCTACGCCTGTATAATTACCGTCCTCAATAGTAGTTGTACCGTCTGTAAACGTGCCATTAACGTCCGCAAAGAGAGTTTCGGTAGAAGCGTCCCACTTGAGCTTACTATTAACGTCAAAGACTATATCACCAAGCCCGAAATATAGAACGCTGGTATCATCACGCCACCAGATATAAGTATCAGTGCCATCACGATAAATCTCCGTCATCTCTGTACTGTCCGGCGAAGAAACAACCAATCTATCTTCAACGATTTCGACGTTGGCAATACTGCTCGTTACAAATAACAAAACTAACAGAATGTATAGTAAGTTTTTCATTATGGATAAACATCAAACTCCGGTATAATCGCCCTTATCGTTAAAGGCATAGGGTCGTCAACCTCAACGTAAATTGTTTGTTTCCTCTTCGAGCCGTAAGGCCAGTAGCAGATTTTCGGTGCTACTACCGATGTATAAAGGTCTTGCGCCGTAGCATTTGGGTCGGCATCTAAATTATTCTTAAAATTCACAGTCTCTAAAGTTGCATTTGAACCGTTACCATATTTGAGAGTACCTGTCTCATATAAGTCAAAACCAACCCTTCTTAGCGCCTTATTTACGAGCCTGTCTTGCGGGTCAAATACCAAAGGTAGAGTCTCAAGTTTTGAAGTGAACGGTAAGCCTACAAGTACTCTCGCCGCTGCGTTATCTATTACAATCTCACCATTAGCATCAACTACCTCATTCGTCTCAGTAAGAGTATCGGCATAAATAGAAACAGTTTTACCTATAAGATGGTCGAGACCACCAAAGTCTGTTGTGGCAGTACCAGTATAAGTCAGTCCTGAATCAACGAACCACGCGTCGTTCGGGTCGCTACCCCAATCACGAGGCTCAAACTTCTCAACGTAACGCACCTCATTAGAGTCTATCGTCCTCTTAACTATTACCCAAATCTCATCTTCATAAGTAAGACCGGGTATTCGGCATACCGATTCAAAGTCGCCGTCAGTAATCTGTTTCGACCAGCCAACAACCTCTTGGTCTCTCTTATAAGTTAGAGTAGCTATATCACCGTTATTTAATACACACCACAGCGTAGGGTCAGGACTCATCTGGAAGGCTACGTCCTTTATCCCGCTTTCGGTGATATCCTCTGCCAATAAAGTAAGGTCTGGCAATAAGTATTTATCATATTGAAGCGAATAGGCAAACTCTCTTATCTTACGTGCGCCCCTCTCCACGAATAGTACGGAATCACTTGCATCTATCGCCATAAGCGAAGCAGAGCCAACTTTACCCTGTTCCTGATAATTAGGTGTAGTGGGTGTAATAGCCTTGCCCTGCTCACCATACTTACCACAGCTACCGGACGTGCCGATTAAAAGGTAGTCCTGACTCTTGAGCCAGCGAATAGGGTTCTGGCCTTGCAAGGCTATAGTGAAGGCCGAAGTATCTAACGTTCCCTCAAGGAAATTAGTATAATCATCTGGGTCGGCCTTACCAAACCACATAGTCTGTGGATAACTTGTCGAACCGCCGAAGATAAGCCTTTGCTGATGGAATGCTACCGTTTTAGGCCAGCCCCTGTAATCGCTCCAGTAACCCTCCCGCCACGTTGTAGTCGCACTTGTATCTACTAACGCCGTGATAACCGTAGCAGTGGCTGTATTGCCGTCAGTTACGGCTGTAATCTCGACTACGCCCTTATTGGTATTATCCGCGATAGTAAAGTTATAGGTAGGTGAGCCGCTTGCATAATCGCTCATTACTACCCGATATACCGCTCCGTCCTCTTCTATTTCGGCGGGGTTATCAAAATCCTCATTAGTCAAAGCCGTCAATGCGGGTCGCCACGAAATACCGTTATTCGTTGACCTCTGAAGCGTTATCGTACCGCCGGAGTTACCACTGGTAGTAAAGCTGTAATCACCTGAAAAATAGGGCGATGATATAGACGTGCCGTTAGCTGTAAAAGTTCCCGATACAATAGAGGTTTCCCTAACCTGATTTATCGCCCAAATCGAACCTACGTGGCTCGCACCTGTAGTCGATTGAAAAAGCGTCTCACCGGAATATTGGAGCGTAATCGACTGGCCAACATTCACGTCCGAAGGCGTTATCGTTGCAGTCGTCTCATTCTCTGGTAAGAACGGCCCAGACGTAAATTCAACATCAGCGATAGTCCATTCGTCGTGGTCGGCACGAGTAAGTACCTGCGGCGGGTCAGTCCCACTGACAAGATACATCAAATTGTCCGCTTGAGCGTACTGTATCGTCCATATTTCATTTACATCATAAACAGTGCTGATATAATAAGGGTCATTAGAATCATCGAGGATTTGGCCTGATGTTTCAGCAAAAGAAACTGCCGAAAGAAATAGTATAATTAAAAGTATTATTTTTTTCATTATGGTGCAGTCCTGAAAAAATGTATATTACCATTATCAAAAGCAAGGACATAAGAATCGTCGCTTGAATACTCAAAGGGTATCAGCCTAACTTCGTAGTTGGAGTCGTTAGCGTCGGCGATAAATCGTGTACCCGGCCTTCGACTTACCGGCCCGTGTACACGAACTAACATATTCTCCAACGTCCGGCACGAGCTATTGTACTTTGGGAACTGGCTGCGAGCTTCGAGGCGGGGACTGACTTGTCCCGTAGTGAAACTGACCATAGAAGGCGATATAACTCTTTGGGCAAGAGCCGCTAACCCAACTATCAATATTATAATAACAATTCTTTTTATCATTTTACAGTCCTGAAAAATCCAAGATTTTCGTGCCCCCAACCCAAAACATAACTATCGCCAGTGCTATACTCAAAGGGAATTAAACGGAAGAATGTTGGGTCTGGTAAATACCATACGGCATTAAAATCCCAATAAGTATAAGTATCGGGATGGCCACGCCATTGCATCGGGTCTGTTCGATAACCTTCACCACCATCACTTGAAGATTCGCCCGAAGCCTCTGTGTCCCAGTAGCAATAAGATATTTCAATAGGATAAAAATTACTATTGTCACCTATAAGGCCCCCATAAGAACTAATACCTGTTCCTTTTGTAGTTGTTAAGCTCAACCCTCCTATCGAATAGACATTACGTAACGCAGCACCCGTAACCTCATCCCCAAAACCTCTCTTATTTGCTATGGCAGACGTAAAACCGCCAACCCACGTTATTGTACCATAATCGCAAGTATCATTAGGAGCATTTACTTCACAAACTATATCGCCCCAACTATAACAATCTTGAATAAAAAACATTGAATTAGCATCAGCTTGGTTTTCGGGGTTCGCCGAAGCTACAAAACCGCCAATGTTTTGTATCCAACCTGCGTCATTTCCAGCAAGTTCGTAAGAATTATTCACACAACTTACATTACCCCGACTCATACACCGGTAGGTTATTGTATTATTAAGAAGACCTGCAAAACCACCAATATAGCCTATATAAGATTCATCTCCGCCCTCTGCATCATTACCGTCTTCAATAGTCGCAGTTATATCTCCTGTTGAGTAACAACCATCAAGAACAACATACCCTTCAGCTTCGGCGATAAAGCCGCCATTGATAAAAATATCATCGTACCCTGTAGTTAAAGTTATATCGCCTGTCGAGTAGCAATTTTTAACTCTTACCAAATTACCCCATCCAGTACTAACCCAATCCCAATCCAAGGGCCAGCCCGGAACCAAATAACACTGTCCGTCACAATAAACGGTAGTGCCGTTAGCATCAATTCCAAGAACAACCGGCACCATGTCTTCTGGTTCGCAATCATCGTGGCAACATCGACATAAATAAGTTACCCCGTTGTCATAATACCCATGGTCAATCTCGTTTGCGTGTGCCGTTTGCCACTCTTGAAAAAATTCAGTTCTGGAAGCGTCTCCGCCTTTAACATAAGCAGCAAAGCCAGCGACATACTCTATTGGATATTCTGAAAGTGGAGGGTCGTCAACTGTTACCGTGACATTGCCGGTCGAATAGCAATCTGTTATAGAAAGCATATTATTAACACCACTACTTAATGTCGTATCATTACTTATATGTGTTATAAAACCACTTATAAATTCAGCATCGCCCTGCGTATTGTGTGTAACATTACCAGTTGCATAACAATCATCAATGACAAAAACATTATTGGAATCTTCTATAATGGCGACATAACCACCAAACCCTCCAATATTCTGGCCTGATGTATCCGTATCAACAGAAACGAAATTTACATCACCCGTTGAACAACAATCGACAATATAAACAGTATGACCAAAGCCTCTAACGGCAGGCCCATATCCTATAAAACCACCGCCACTCATACCGCCAACATTTATTAAAGCCGAACTGCTACTATCAAATATCTTTATAGATGAATTGCTAAAATCATCGTGGTATCCCCCAATCGTAGCGTTCCCAATAAGACCACCAACTTCACCGTAAGCATTTATATTGCCGCCCGTAACGGTACAATTTATTATATAAACTACTTTGCCATCTCCCTCAAGGTCAATATCCCCTATAAGCCCCCCTAATTCCCACGAATCCCAATAATTTGTAAGATTTCCTTCTATGTTAGGATTATTTACATCGCAATCGCAAATTTTTACATTACTATCGTGGATATAGCCAATTAAACTACCCGCTAAAGACAAAGTACCAGCATCATTATGGTCTATCGTGCAACTTTCAAAATCAATATTTTTTAGATAGATACTATGCTTGCCATTGATTTGGCCTACTAAAATCCCATAACTATCACAATAGCTTGTCCCCGAATATACAGTGCAATCCTTAAAATTCAGGTTTCTTATTTCAGCGGCATTACCCAAATTACTGAACATTCCAACATCATCTTCTTTGCTTATAGCAGTAATAGTTAAATTGCTTATCGTGTAATCACAAGCATCAATAACACCGTTAAAATCCGCTATTTTAGTCCACGTCTCACCTGCACAATTTATATCGGCAGTGAAAATATAATGGTTACTCCCTGATATAGATTCCATTTCAGCGAAATTAGAAATTTCTGTTGGCGAACTCAACGCTGTCTCATCTGGACAGCCTGGCGAATCAGGCGAATCTGTTTCATTAACATCTCTTAATAAGGGATAAGCCCTGTACGGAGATGTACTTGCAATAAATCTTGTGCCTGGCCTGCGTGTTACCGGCCCTTGCGGCCAGACAAATACATTCTCCAATGTCCGATTAGCAGAATTATACTTCTGAAAGTCGGCACGGCCTTCGAGTAACGGCGTAACCTGACCACTTGTAAAGCTCTCAATCGAAGACGATACGCCGGAACATACCGAGCATAAGAATAGTATAGTTATAAGTATTTTCATCTCTTAAATAGCCGTGTAATTACGATTATTTTGATTGTTACCAGCACCTCTTAACACTGAATTGCGCCCGCCGGAAAAGTCGGGTATTGTTTCAGATACCATATCCTGCTCCGATTGGATGAAGTCCTTTGCATCTGGTATGGTTAGCTGGTCATACTCCACCAGAAGTCGCTGCCGAATCTCTAAATTCTTACCCAGAACAGGGCATAGTTCAGCAGCTAATAACTGCGCAATACATTCCTCAAAAGCGATACTGAACAAAGCGAAAGTCTCCTGGTCGATACAATACTCAATATAGGCACTGGCAGCGTTGGCATCGCTCAAGTCGTTAGTTACAAGAAGGAAACCATCACCATCAATATTAAGTATCTTTCGGCATTGATATTCTTTGCGGACACCCGACCTAACCGTGTAATTGGCGTTAGAGACGTAAGATTCATCACACTGCCGGACAAGAGCAAAAAAGTCGCTCGGCAGAGCAAAGGCGTAGCTCCACGCCCCTATTTCCGGTACGTAACTAACAATACCAGAGTCCGGTTCGTGTAACCAAGTCAAGTCAACGCCCGTTACATCGTCAAGAGTAAAACTGGTAGTATCAACAACAGTAATTGTCTTTGTCGTTCCGTTCAAAGAGGTTATTAAAGTTCCGTCAATGTCATAGGTGCCATCTTGGGGTTCAATTTCGGCCAAAAATACAGTATCACCTGTCGAGCGTCTATGCACCGTGTCAGTAGTAACTGTAACCACTGTACCAGAAGAAACGATAGACGATATTTTAACGTCATACTGCTTTAAGTCGTTGCCCAGACTGGCGAATTTGCGAGTCTCTACAAAAGGACATTTCATCGCAGCGAAGTCGTTAATTACCTTCTTCCTGATTACAGGGTACTTATCATTTATCCACTGACTTACCTTATCAGTATTGGCGGTTAATTGGGCGGCGGTAACAAAAGCCTCACCGCTCAACTGGTCGCCGTACCCGCCGATTTTACCACCAGCGTTATTGGCAATATCTACAAGAGCCATTATTCATTCCTTTATCTTCTGTGTTTGTATTTGCGTTTAGGCAGTTTAGCCGTTCCATATCGCTTTTTATGCGTCGCTCTGCGTTGTGCCTCTGTTTTCCTTGTCCCTCTACCGTTTCTATATGGCCTTGTTACCATTATTTCCTCCTTTTCCGTTTACCTGTGGGCTTCCATCCGTGCTTAACTGCTCGAAGCAAATTAGCCTGCCTCTTGGCCTTGGCCTTTGTCGTACCTTTAGCAGATACTTTTCCACCGTGCGTTACTCGGTATTTATGATTGATTTTTCTTATGCGCACTGGCATTTTCATCTTCCTTTAGCCATAATTGCTCATTTTTGGGTTTATATTCTCCACACCAACTATTCGAGCGAACTGCAGGGAACGGATGAGCATCTGGAATACGCTCGTTTCCTGACTGTTGTGGCGGAAAACGACAGCAAAAGAAAATATCTTTAATAACACTATTCCTCAACTTATTTTCTTTTGCAAACTTGCAATTACTACATTGTTCGTTCACTGTTTGTATCCTTAAAACAAACGACCATAAACAGTTACATCGCCCGCTTCACCTGTTTGAGCAGGCTTGGCATCATAAATCACAAATTGTATCCATTCCAAGCCCGTAGTTTCGACAACGATAACAGCCACTTCATTATCACCGGAATTATAAACCATAACGCCATTAGCATCGCCCGATACACCTCTCGACGGCCACTTTGTAGTTTCGTCAAGATTGATAGTATCCACCCAAAACGAAGGGTTCATCTGAACCCTGGCAGTTGTATCACCAGAGGATGTTATACCCGAACATACAAAATCATTAGAATCGGTAGCGGTCGTTACTGCGTAATATCCCGTAGTAAGATTCGAGTCGTCATCTGAAGTTACATAAACCATCATACCTGCAACAACATCATCAAAAGCTGCATTAGTAACTGTGAATGTTTCTGAACTGTGGGTATAAGTTACATTGGATTCGTCAACTAATACCCCCACCGCATCGGCACTATCGTCAGGATAAGTAACAACAGCCTGCGTACCCAAAACACAATCGCCTTCGGCAATGACTTGAAGCATACCATTAGTTCTACTCCAACCGATAATATCAAAGCTGAATGTATTGTCTATTGTATTATCAGCACCGACATCATAATTCTTGGCACACAAGGCAAACATCCACTTTTCACCTGACGATTGAAACTCCGTACCATCGCCACTACCACGATAAGAACGTATTTGATATGGCCCACCGTTAGCTACAGTTGAACTGTCCTTATTAGCGAAATTACTTTCGAGGGTTAAATCATACACCGCCGCGAAAGTTGCACCATCCTCGTCGTTTGTTTCACGTATCAACTTCCAAGACGAGTGATATTGGTCAACTGGGTCAGCCTTAGTCGGTAAAACAGCATAAATCAAAGCCGCTATTATCAATAAAGCCATAACAAACACCGACACTTTCCCTATTTTCGCAATCCTTTTCATAATTAACTCCTTAAAAAATAAGGGGCGAGCGAACCCGCCCCGTTAAGACTATTGTGCTGTTACAGTTGTACCGTCCTCGTAGGGAATCCACGTCATATACCAAGTATATGCACCAGCAGAATCTTCGTCAGAAGCGTCCTGTTCAATCATACCTTCGCCACAAAACCAAGAAACCATACCCTGAGCAGCACCATTGTCAGCACCAGTTAGAGGTGTCCAGACAGACTCGTTTACTGTAGCGTCAAAAACAACCCTATCGCCAACAAGGTCGCCGTTAGTGTCAACGGACGTTGAAAAATCGTAGTCAACAAATCCAGGGTCAGCATCAAGGAAAATCTTCATATTGTTAGTTGCGCTAGTGATTTCTGTCGTGACTAACCCTGTAAAACTGGTAATCAGAATCGCACCGCCATCAACGTCAAAAAGGTCAGCGTCATTAGAATCAACATCATAGATTACAGAGGCGTATGAATGACCTGCTTTTGTAGTCGAATTGTCAAGAATTGCCAATGACAATATGTCCCTATCGGCAATCGCCTCTAATGAATCGGTGGTGTTGTTGTAGGTCGAAGCTGTTGCAGTAGCACCTTTGCACATTATCATCGCAAGGATACTATCGGATGTGAGTGGAACAGGGTAAACGTCTGTGCCGGCAGCAGCTTTGACCAGATGGTCAAGGTCATCCGCTTCTATAGCATCTGTAGCCTCACCTTCAATTTGAGCTAACTCTGTAGCGCCCCAACGGTTGACACCCGTCTCGTTGGTAGTCCAGGGGACAGGAGACGTATCTCTCGTCCCTTCGTCATCCCACCAGTTGATACCCAATTCTTCAAGATAACCAACGTCATAAGATGCGCCAATAGTATCTGTCGATACCACGTTATCTTTCAGTACACCTGTTGCGTTGGCTGCTATCTCGATACCATGCTGTCCGGTTGTGAAGTTAGTGATGACGTTACCTTCTATCCACATCGAGGTACAGACTTTATCTGTGTGGATAGCACCTTCGGCGAACTCGCCTTTAATTGTATTGCCAATAGCTGTAAATCCATCCACTATACCTGTGTCAAGGTCGATAAAATTAGTTCCGCCTGTTGCCCCTACGTTTGCATAGTCGCAACCGATAATACTAACATCATCAGCCCCCGTTGCTAACAGAATAGCACGAACAAACTCAAATGACGATGTAGAGGGTTCGGGAAATTCAGCGCCAATTAAGGTGAAATTGTCGCCGCCCGCTTCAACGCTAATACCCACAACAACCCCACTGATTCCAGCAACAAAGCGTCCGCCTATAACAGTAACATTAGCTGCACCAATAGCAACTGTTGTGTCAGTGTCGGCAAAGGTGTAAGTACCCTGCCTTGTACCGTTACCAAAGTGAACGATTGTAATACCAGCCACATCAGCATCCCAAAGGTTAGCGGCACTGCCACTTTCGGCATGAGCTTCTGCGACATAGATAAAATCACCGGCACTACAAAGATTGATAGCCTCGTCGAGGGTATCTTTTGCGTTCGTCCACGAAGTTCCATCGCCTTCAGTTGATACGTTGGAGTTGACATAGTAAATAGTAGCATCGCCGACCGTAGAGCCACTCAACGCAGCGTCCACCTCTACCATAAATCGGCGGATAGGGTCGTCAGTAGCATTAGTGCGTACAAACTGTAGATTCTTCTTGTAATTGTCAGCGCCATAAACAAGAGCCGCTTGTACTTGTCCCGCCGTAAGAACAAGCAATAACAAAATCATTAAAATCTTTTTCATCTTATTGTCTCCTAAAAAAAGTTCACAACGAGGACAGCCAGAAAGGATAAGCTCACTGACTGCCCCCGAAAAATAAAATTCCTCTTACGACGGTACGCCGACATTTGAACGGACTACCTGTTGATTGTCCTCAGTCCGGGGTTTGCTCGGCGATAATGATGCGTTGACAGAAATAGTCACTGATGTTGATAGGTCGGTTTTCATACCAACATACGGATAAGAAGAACCGGTCGTAGTCAACATATTCACTATCTGGTTGCCAATGTTGAATGCGGCAATATGCCGACCGGCAGTAGCAACGCGAACATCAGTTATAGCGGCAATCTCAACACAACAAATCTGTATAGCCGTACTGAGATCTGCAGCAGTTGCTATAACCAGTTCAAGCTTTATCGTACCAGCAGTAGCTGCAGCAACTTCGGTATCAACAACCCACCATAAGTCAGTTAATGCCGTATAATCTATCGCCGCCATCAGGATAACATTATCGCTAATGTCGTCAGCGTCAGTTAAATCCTGACTGTCCATCAATACTCCAAATTCTTCAAGAATCATTTTTTATCTCCTTAATTAGAGTTCTAATTCTGTTTAGCTCAATTCACTTTCGCCACTTCCAGATGCGTAGTTCAAAGCGTCCATCCGGCGAATAATGACGTTCGTGCCAATCATCGGGAGTACAGTTTGATAGATGTTCTTATCAGACATATAGACCTTCAACTTGTCATTAGCACCTATAACAAGCTGGGTATAAACATCGGCATCACAGTAAAGGAACCACATCTTGTTCATACCAACGCTATGCTTCAGACTTGCTCGAATGACCATATTTATTAAATCCGCGCCGGGCGTGTCTGTCGGACCGGCGGGAATATTGGCAATACGTTTCACCGCTCGCTGGTCTCTAATAACAAAACCTTCCTGGAGCATGAACTCGACAACAATATCCCACCTTGCGGCGGTTACTATGCCCTCGGTAACGGTTTTCTGTACGAATACCTCGCCTTTATCCTCCATCTCAATACCCAGAGTCGGATGATTGGGATTGTAAGCGAGATGGACAGTCGTAGCCCCGGGCTGCATTAGCCACGCACTACGAAGATTGGTCGTACCGCCAACGTCATAGGTAAATTCATTGTCAATCGAAGTGTAAGGCGCACGTCCCATCAGCCCGACAATAGCGTTCTGCTGCGGTGCAGACGGCCCGTTTATGATAAGGTTCACCCAGCCCTGACCCATTCCTTCGATATGGTCATCTTTCTCTGCTGCGAGAAGGGCTTGGGATACTTCCTTACCTTCTGTAGTTAAAACATCTTTGGGTATCTGTATTCTCGACCGAAGTGTTGCGAGAGCTTCGACAAACGGCGTTCTCTCGCTCTTGGACGCTCCCCACGTCCCGCCAATATTAGTTAGTGTAGCTTCAGGGAGTGCTGCCGTCCGAACCCCTGAATGAAACAAGCCGCCGTTGGCAGGCAGGGCGGGTAAATCGTTAATCAAGTCGTTACGCTCGATTAAGGTATTGGTCACACCAACGGCGCTGCCGTCAGGTGCTTTTAACTTTTGAACATCAAACAGGTTGCCCCTGCCCGTTGTAGTAAGTGTACTCATCTTTGTTCTCCTTAAATAAATTTCAATTTTCATTAAAACTATTTTCGGGAGAAGGTGTCTCTTGCGAGGCTTCTTCCTTGCACTTTAAGCCGTACATATTGGCTTTGCCGTCTTTCCGGCAGTCGCAAGGCCAAGGCAGTGCCCTGGGTGTCTTGAGGTTTTTATACTGCGACAGCAGTGTCTCTTAACGAGGTGCTGTAAAAATTCAATCTTATCTTTTTCATTTATCCCAACCTAAAGCCTTACCAGTTTTAGGTAAATCTTGTTTTATACCTTGTGGCTTCGCAGTCGCAGCTCCGCCCTTACCACCTAAAGACGTTCCTTCAGCGGCTAACGGAGCTAAAAGTTTCAATAAGGTCAATGCCATAACAGGGTCTTTAGTCAATATGCTATTCGCCATTGCATCGCCGACCTTTTCGTATTCCTCCGGTGTTATACCGGAGTTTTGAATGGCTCTGCGGAGAAGCTCCGATTGTTCGGCGACCTTTTCCTTACTACCGTAATGAGCTATTAAAGCCTCATTTGTCTTTGCGGCCGCCTCGGTCTTATTGGCTTCAGCCTGCTGGATATGGGCGTTTCTCGCTTCGCCCATTATCTGATTATAAAAGCCAACCATCTTCTGGGCATCGCCCTTACTGATTTTGTTCTCAACTACAAAAGCCTTGAACGTATTGATAAGATTCTCGTCCGGCTCCACGCCCTCGGCAAGCCCTATTTTCATATCAAGGTCGGCTAACGCCTCGGCGTTCTTAACCACTTCAATGCCAAGTAACTTATGCGCTCCTGCCCTGAACTCGTCTCTTGAAGTATCGTCAGGCAGACTGTCAAGCGTCTTTGGTAGCTTGTACGGTCTGCCAGCTTCCTTCTGGGCGTTAAAGCCGCCAACAACAGCCGCATTTAAGCTGTCGTATTTACTCATTGCCGTCTTAAATGGCTCTCTATTCTCGTCCGTTATAGACTCGTGTTCAAAATCATCTGTCCAATGTTCCATAGTTTATCCTTTACCATACACTCTTAATATAATCAATCAAAATCTCGGTTATGAAGCAACCTCGACTGTTCAATACACAGTCCCGTATAATTGTCAATTTCACAATACTACGAGGGTCTATTCGTTCACGACGGCAGAAATCACCTAACTGTCCTTCATCGTAAGTGCAACGTCGCACGTAATTAGCCCTTGCATCCGTTATTTCAATAGTACACGTAGCCTGTGAAGGCACTCCAACCGGCCTGCGATAAGGAACAGGCTTTTTCTTTAGCGGTGACTCATGCGCCGTAGCCTGTAGTCTCACTTGATCGCAAGCTATCTTCAGAGCCGCAGGGTCGGAATAAGTTGCAATCTGCTCGTCAGTGAAACCGATTTCCTTCGCGCGGGCAATGAGATTGTCCCAGATACTGGACGTTGTTTTTACAGTAGGCGTTGTTTTTACAGTAGAAGTTCCCATCAATAGTGCATACAAATCATTGTATTTACCATTCTCGTCAAAATCTATACCTTTAACCTGGAGTTCCTCAATTACCTGTACTTTTGTTTTTCGTGCCATAATTATCTCTTTTCGTTCCTTCTTAATAGATTATTGTTATGCGCAAACCAACAGACGTTTGAAACATTCTCATTGTAAGTAAAATACGAGTTCAAATGGCCTAAATGAAAATGGCAACTTTTACATAAGGCAATTAAATTCGTCTGGTCAACAGCAAGGTCAGGTCTGATGTGCCTCGGCAATTTATGGTGTACCTCTATCTTTTTTCTCGTACCACAACAGACGCAGACCTTACCTGTCTTTTTCAAAAAGTCTCTGCGGCATCGCTGCCATTTCCAGTTCAAACTCACACCGTCAGGAGCTTTCAAGTTCAAATATAATCGCTGTAGTCGTCCAAACATTACTTAACGTTCCTTTTCCAGTCAATAAACCCCTGTACCAGCTTGTACACAACGCAAATCGCACCAACGATAAGAGCATAAGGTAATTTATCCTCTGCGCCTTCGGCCAACTTGGTTATTAAGAAAATACTCGCAGCCGTCATACATAGTTTTTTAGATACTCCGTTCATTTTTTCACCTCGTTAGGGTCGAGCATTATTTTTATATTTGAAGTATTGGTATCAATTTGTGCCCTAAATTGATTGATGGCGCTTGTATGCCCAAGTATTGCCCCAATGATTGTATTCTCATAGTCATTCGGGTCAAGTTCAGGCGGATATTTACCAACAATTCCCTCTAACTCGACAATCTGTTCCTTTAACTTCGCAACCTGTTTCTCAAGAACCTCGATTCTTTGTCTGTTCGCTATACACGCCTTTAATACTTCGGACATATTGTAGAGCCGAAAAGTATCCTCACCGTAGCCGTAAGTCTGCCATACAATATTCGGGGGTCGTAACAGTAAATCGTGCAAATCTTTCTTGGGTGCGACATTACCAAATACAAGAAGCTCCTGTACTCCCAAGAGGCAAAGGAAAGCCAATATTAACAAAACCGCCACTTTCTTTTTCATATTCTTATCCTTTCTTCTGTCCAATATTGAAAACTATACCCGCAACCCGAAACAAAAACCGTTTCCGCCTATCTACAGGTTGGTACAATATCGTTTCAGCTAAACTTCTGAAAAAACTCTTTTCCTCGCCCTCAATTATCTGCAAAACCTCAAACAATACGTCATTATGTAAAGCAATATCTTCGGGAGTCTCTATCCTTGTAAATAACTTCGCTAATCGATAGCCAAGAAAGTTAGCACCAGCCTGTTGATATCCCCTATAAATGCCCTTGCCTGCGTCACTCATTTCTTTGCCTTTTTCCTCTTGCCAAACGCCTTCTCATATCTCTTTGCCCATTCCTTATGGCTAATGAACATTGGTCTTCGATGGCTACCTTTACTCATAAAATTAACCCATCGTTTGGAGTTATAATGTTTGGTTTATCCTTGTTTAAGGTCGCATAGATTATTAAACTATTCGATATCGAGTCAAACTTAGCTCTTATCGCAGCGTTAAGCGGTACTTGCTTCAACTCCAAGACAGGCATATTCACTACACCCCCATTGTTCATAACAACCTTCCATAAAAAGTTGTTCAAAGCGGTCTGCATATTCGCCTTGCCTGTCTGTGCCTGTAGCCGCTGCTGCTGCCTTCTTATTGCTCTCTGTGCTACCATAATTATCCTTCTAACCTGCCACACTTCCTAAAATACTACTCTCGTCAACTGGCCCGGAAATATCTTTTGAGGCTTTCGCCATCTCAATCCCCTGTGCCATTGCCGCCTCTTGTGCCCTTTGCGCCGCTAATTGTGTCTTACCTGCCTCGTACTCGTCTTTGGGTACAATATTCTTTTGTGGGAAGTCGAGAGCTTCAAAGATGTCGTTTGCTGTATCGTATTCGCGTATCATTAAACTCGGTAAGTCGGGGAACATTATTGCTAACGGTGTTACCGCTTCGATACTCGCCTGTATAGGCTTTAACGCCTGACTGACCTTCTGTGCCTGAGCTAAAGCGCCTATGAACACCGGCTGGATACCGAAACTCGTAAAACTGTCCTTAGCGTTGTTCATAACGATATTTTGTATCTCGTCCATAATTCCCGGATGGAACGGGCCACGACCCTTCATTACCTCAATATTCATCATTCTATCATCTGACTTTTCAAGGTATCTACTGTGCGTCTCTATCGCTGGGCTAAGGAAAGTAGCCTTCTCTCCGGCCATCTGCCATATCTGGGTAGCGGTTACAGGCTGTTTCTGCTGCCTGACCAAATCACTGAACATCTGAAAAAAGTCAACCATGAACCAACGCCGTAAAGCGTCAACCTTTATATCGAGTAACTCTTTCTCTAATCGAACGTCACCAATCACGTCCAGCGCCCTCGGAGGTCTGTCGTATTCCTGCGATGTTACCTCCATTACACCCTGCGGACCCAAAGCCATTCTATTCTTCATACTGTTCAAAGCGATTCGAGGGGGTCTGTTCTTCAACTGAATATTCTCAATGTAGTTTTTATCTATCTGCTGTAAGGCTATATTATCCCAGATAGCGTAATAAGCTGGCGTTCTGCTCGATACTTCCCACGGCTTCTTATCGTAGTTCCAATAAACAAAAGGACGAGAGAAGTAGCCAATATTCTCATTTAGAGGTTTGTTCTTCTTGTCGTTGTCAGTATCAGACAATTCCTGAAAGTACACCGAGAACCATTCCCAATCGCCGAAAGGCTTCTTGAACGATTCGCCATCCTTATCTACGCCATCCCATATAGGATCATTTGCCCGAAATACCGCTCGCCAGACTGTAAACTCATCATTGAGCTTACCAGCCTCTAGCGCCTTATTAACCTCTAACGTCAGTAACTTCTTGCGGCGAGTGCCATCCTCATCGTCAGTTTTGACAAACTCATCAAATAACTGTTTGGCCGTCCAATTCTTGTCTTTGACAATAACGCCCTCAGCCTCGTTATCACCGTCGTAAAAGAGCCTAATCTTCTTATAATGCTGTGGCCGCCACATTATCCGGCCTGTAAGAAGTTTTTCCTCAGCGAACATTACCGGGCTACCTGTAGTCAATCCGTCAAGAGTAAACTGAGGCTGTACATCGTAGAAATTAGACCTCTGATAGACATCGTTCATATAGTCCCGAATCTCCTGCACCCAAATATCTAACGAATCGATACCCCTCAATTCCCGCTGTTCCATCTGATAGCGTATCCACGGTAAATTCTTACTCACTAAAGAACCCTGAAAGCCCGTAGCCATTAACCGAGAGAACCACGGGCCGGCAGCGTTGTAAATGTCATGGCCGAGTAAATTGCCCTTATCGTCAGTCTCAATAATCTCATCACAACGAAAATATGCCGTTATGAGTTCTCTATTGAGATTGACCTTGCTGTAATCGCTCTCCAACTCCATCCATCGGTCAACTATTCGCTCGTATAAAGTTTTAGTGTTCCAAGCTACCATTAGCACCTCTTAATTTACCAATACATATAACAGTAAAAAGAAAACTATGGACGATAAAGTCCAAATCCCGCCTACTATCATTCCAACCTCAAACTCCACCCCCTCAATTTTTTTAAGAAGTCCTCTGCTCATTTTATCCTTTCATAATCCTAATACATTAGCCCCGCCTGTCATCTGGGCAGCGCCTAACTTTGGTTTTGACCATTCCTTCGTTAAGAATGAGGCAGCTAAACGCCTGTTCTTTTTAGCCGCTTCGGATAACTGGCTCAAAGGCTCTGCCGTCTTTTTGGGTACTCCAGCCTCCAGCGAAGGCATCTCGCCAGCTTTACCAGCGGTTAGCTTCTTAGTCAAAAAGGCTGAACCAATGCCTAAACCTATTGTTACTGGGTCATCGCTCTCGGTCATTTTGGCCTCCTTGTTTTATCGGCGGTACATAACCGACCTCCATCGGATTATAGCTTTGGGTCTTAACTTTGGGTCTAACAGTCTCTACCGCTTGGGGTCTAACATTATCGGCAGGTCTAACAGGTTTGGCGTTAGACCTGCGATTACGCATATAATCTCGCTGGTAATCTGTCTTAGCTTGCCCTGTTAATGGCATAGTTACACCTTTATTGCTATCCCTTGTGTATGTGTGTTTTGTCTTAATCGCTTATACCGTCATCCTCATACCACGAGTCAAGACGTGGTCATCGTAAGGACTTTTGCCACTCGGAGGTAATATAGTAGCTACCTCGCCTAAAACCTCAGTATCTATCGGCAAATAACGGTACACCACCGCTAAATGACTAAAAGCATCGCCAACGTGCCGAGTCCAATCCTTCACAGCCTCCTTAAAATAGACTGGCTTGTCCGTAGTACTTAAAGCCTCGTTCTTACGCTGTCGCCAGTTTTTAAGGCCGTTAAAGCCCTCCATTGCGGCTTGAGAGAACCAACATTTCGGGATTATACCACGTGCAGCCTCTATGCGATCGTTAACAGAAACAGACTCAATCCGCTGAAAATCAATGCCTAATCGCCTCGCAACGTCTGCCGTGTATTCCCCGGTCTGCCCGCTTTTAGCGTTAGAACCCCAAACATCCGGCGGGGCATAGTGGTTTCCGTAAATATAGGGCTTATGCTTTAGGATTTCCGCATATTTCGGTAATCCAAGCCCCTCACCATCAAAGTAAAAGTCTATTAAATGGATTTGTTCCTTTAAAAATTGCACAAACCATATAGCGTTATAAACATTCCCATAATCCCACACCGTGTGCACTTTAGCAGTTGGCTCATGTGATATAAAACCTACCTGACCAGCAGTCTCAATCCTGCTTAACCACTGGCCTAAATACGTACCTTGCGTATACTCGGGCTTTTTGCCCTCCACGCGCACACCATATTCAATGGATTCCTCACCATATTTCCTTCTTATCATCGACTCATAAGACCGGCCAGATATTTCGGGAATAATTTGCCGGCCAGTCTTAAAATTCGGCGTATCTTTCACACTCACCCGCACAAAATGCCACGCCTCATCGTCCTCACAGTCGGCAAATGAGCCGCTTGAGCTTGTGGGATTGCCCACAGCTACCATTTTACAGTTTTCGTCCGTTAATAAATGGTCTGAAGCCTTCCAAATGGCCTCTGGTATGCCCGCCGCTTCGTCAAAAATGATTAAGGCGTGCTTGTTGTGATAGCCCTGCATACGCGTTGCTTCGCCCGTTACAGTATCAGCCTTCGTGCTAAAGCCATAAGCAAACCACTTCTCGCCAGGGTCGACATCGAGCTGGGTCTTTGTCATTTTACCGCCAAGCGGGATTTTGGCCTGATTATGGGCGGTGTGTATCTCTTTCCATAGTAATTTCTCGACCTGGTCAAAGATAGGGGCTGTAGTTATAACTGTAGACGGTATATGAGTATATAAAAACCAAAGAGCCAATCGAGCCAAAGTATAAGTTTTTGAAACGCCGTGGCCCGCAAAAACACACGTACGCTGGTAATCCCGCACCGATTCGGCCATCTCGGTCATTTTGGGCCATACGTGCTCGCGCTTAGTATCGAGAACATCACAAGCGAAGCCTATAGGGTCAGGCTTGTATCTAGCTATAAACGCCCGTGCTTGCGCTTTACTCATCTTTAAGCGCCTTCAAAAAGTCAGCAAGGTTATCCTTTTTTTGTGCATTATCTTTCTCATAGTAGCCGATATGCTTGCCCAAATTCTCAAGGGCTGAGATTTTGTTCTTATTGCTCAAATGCTTGGATACACGGCTGAAAGCTAACTTCTTAAACTCTGCCGTTATTGCGTGAACTTCAACTCCTACTTTTTCGGCTATTTGGGCTTGTAGGTACGCCACCCGTTCTCTGATGCTTACAATTGCTAACAATTGGCTCCCCTTCGCGTTAGCACCATTTTTACTATACCCTGCTCGGATTGCTGCCTGTGCCGCGTTTGGCTTTTTTAGGTACTCTTGCACGAACCGCTCATACATTGCGCTCTTTAGCGGCTTGTTTCCGGCTTGTTTTGTTATCTTGCCCATATCTCACACATAATTTTAGAGGCTTAAATCGCAAGCAGTAGCCCCTTACTCACTGTTTTTGCGCCAAAAGCCCTGTTTGTTAGAATTTGCATACAACGTCGCCGTCCATACTTTCGCTGTACCTGGTCATTCTGCCTGTAGCCTCAAAACTTGGCGTTATTGCCGGGTAACGCTGCCGAAACCTTTTTAGTCTTTTGGTAACAGCTACGCGGCTGATATCCAACTTTTTACCGATTTCAGCATGCGTTAAACCGTTGCAATAGTGTGTAAAAATCGCTTGTATTCGCTTGTCTATGCCATTGTCGGCTAAAAGCTCTGTACAATCCATTATACGGCCTTTATTTATAAAAAAACGTCCTTCTATATATAAGCAAGAATGTAACCAATTTTAGCACTATTCTGCTATTTTGTCAAACTTTTTTTATTAAAATATAAGTTTTTTTACCTTTTTCCCGATATCAGGAAAATGGCCTATTCAAGACCTGAATCGGCACAACCCACTCATCACTGCCGACTATAAATTATTTTCAAAGTTTTTTCGCTTATAAGTCTTTGTTGTCGCTGTAGTTAGAAAATAGGCTCAAGATTTTTCTTGACTTGGCCGATAGATATGTTATACTTTCAATAGAATTATGAAACGATACCACAATAATCAGAATATTAAAATCCTTCAGGCCGCCGGTCTGCCCTCCGATGTGGTATCGTTTGTGGGCCGGCGGTCTTATTATTTGAGGTGATAAAATGACACATAAAATCGGTGATAAAGTTATCCATAAAATCGGACGTGGTATTATTACAGCCATTGACACAACTACATATTCTATAACAATGTACACAATCGAATTGACCAGCAGTAAATATATCGGGGAACTGATTATTGGCTGTTATGCCGATTTTCAGCCAGATATCGAAAAAGGCTTTATGTCAAACAAATAACCCTTATTTTTAGGAGTGATATTATGGATGAGATTACAGAGGAAAAAGCAAGACAGATGTACAATGATTATCTCGATGATTTAGGCTTGGAAAATCTAACTTCAACACTGCCAGATGCAAGTGTAGTGCTAAAGCGATGCGATGAGATTGCCTATAATTGCGGGTTTAATGATTTTGTCGATGCCTTGCAAACAGACGAAGCAACAGATGTTATTTTCGATTAGCCATAGGTTAATTACTTTAATTGAAAGGGATGGAAAATGGAACTTGTAGAAAAAATCAAGGGTAATGCTTTTTTGTTCAAAAATTCGCTTTATTATACCCAAGACGAAAGCGGCTGGGTAGTTAGCGCAGGCAGCGGCGAGGTAGAGAGGCATTGTTTTTTTGCTGCTGTTGAAACTGAACAGGCTGCACAAAATTTAATTAGTGTAATCAAAGGCACAATCGACTGGATTTTAACCGAGGGCTAACTTTCAAGTTTAATTGTTTTAGGCAAAAAAATGGTATTACTGTTTTTATGGCCTTCGCAGACACAGCGGCCGCTATAAAAGCAGTGGATTGGGTTCGACTCCCAGAGGCAGGCTTAAACAATAATTACTTTAATGAAAGTGAGAAAGTGAGGTGCAAAAATGACAAACTTACTCAAATCAGTCAGCCGAATAAGCTATGGCTTTGTGCGTGAGGCTGGCAAGTCACGGGAGGTTGTCGTCAAACTATCACCCCCGAATGTTATCAGCTTTAGGGCGAAGGGCTGTCGTAAATGGTATAGCCTAACAACCGACGGTTGTTATATGGCTGCGGTTAAAGCTGAATTAGCCGCAGAACGCAGAGCAAAAAAGAAAGCAAAGAAAAAGGGGGGAAGTATATGAAAAAACAAAAAACATATAAAACCTGCAAATATGGCCGGAAAACCAAAAATGGTATATTGTATTGCTCGATTGACGGTGTTTGCGGTGGTAGATTTTGTGAATGGCAGAGCAACAAAAAAGCTAAACCAACAAGTCAGAAAGGTATTAGAAAATGACTAATAGTAAACGCATAATCAACCGCCTGCGCCGCGAGTACGGCCAGACAGGCAAGGCCAGGGAACGGGACGAAATATTGTTAGAGATTGAAGTTATACTAATTCTGACAGAATGGGCAAAAAAAGAGGCTGAAGGTTAAGCCTCTGCTTCGATGCACACCGCATAGCAATTTTGGTTTTTGCATCATCAAAGTATTCAACGCTGTTATTTTGTACGCCTCTTTATTCATTCTTTTACTCCCGTATCATAAATTTTATTCCTCGGCTGCTTCTCCGGCTCAACGCCCTTATCGCCAAATTCTCGAAGTGCCCAGTATCTCCGTTCTGCCCATTTTCTTATTTTCTTTAGCTTTTGGGGTGTGATATTCTTCGTCTTGGCCTTTCGGCCTTCAATACACATTTTCTCATAAAGTTGGTCGGCAATGACCTTCCATTCCTTGCCCAATTGCCCCTCCCGCATCGCTTGGCATAGTGCATCGTGTAGCAAGCTGGCTTCTTTGCAATATCTGTCGGCGTCATACGTCCAGAAACTCAAAATCCGCAATAATCCCTTGTGTGGTATGCTCGAACCATCCCAAGCGTAGCCGTATTTCACAAGGAATGTACCATCATCGAGCATTGTATAATATCGGGTTGAAAAATCATAGCCTGTTATACCCGTTTCTCGAAGGTAGTTGGCCTCCAGCTTGTATTTGTATGTTTTTACTTTTGAGTATTTCATTTTAGCTCCTTATTCAAATAATCCCATCTCAAGCAAGAACATTAAGTGTAGCATAATCACCAAATCGCCGTTCTGCTTCTATGTTGTAGGCAGCCGCAGCATCATTTTCAGTTTTGTACATCCCGATATAAATGAGTTTGCCCCTGTGCCCTATTTCTGCTTGCCACTTTTTTTTCCTTTTGTGCCAACATACTCCTCGGTATTTTGAAAAACCTCTTTTCATATTAGGCCGATGAAGGCTGCTTTGGTGTGGAGTACAAAGCCTTAAATTCAGTTTTTGATTATCCAGCCCGTTGCCGTTAATGTGGTCAACATAAAGCCCTACCGGAAATTTCATAATAATTCTGTGCATAGAGGTTTGCGTCCACGCTTTTTTACCTTTTAATTTTGTATCTGGCTTATAAGAATGAAAAGCATACCAGTTTTTGCCTAATTCTGTAGCGTGCCACTTTAATTGCGATAACTCTTCAAAATCTTCATCGTCAACTAATGCAAACTTGCCTTGTGTTAAGGGAATTTGTTTCATTTTAATACCTCTCGTAGTATTTCTCGATAATGTTTGGGCAGCAGGGCGGTCGAGATGCCCGCCTTTTCGGTCGCTAAACCTATCTGCCCGCATTGTATTACACATTGCTATCATTTGTCAAGTCTTTTTCATTAAATAAAGCTAATTGCCCAGCCTTTTGTTCTTTTACTGGTACGCCGGTCTCAACAGCCTTAATCCTTTGCCTCGCCGTTTTACAGTATTCCTCTGATATGTCTATGCCTATGTAGTTGCGGCCTAACATTTTAGCGGCTACGCAGGTTGTGCCAGAGCCACAGAAGGGATCGAGAATGACATCCCCTGGTTGACTATATAATAATACTTGTTTTTGCATTAAGGTCAATGGCTTGGGCGTAGGATGTCCATTATTGGATTGTACTGTATCGATGTGGTATTTATGGTAGTATTTGTAATCTAACGTATTGTTAAAATATGCCCCTGAACAAAACAATCTAACACCGTATTCAGTATCTACCATTAGATGATTAAAATGAGCAGGGCAAGAATTGGTTTTATGCCAGAACATTAAGTCCCATTTCCATTTGTTTTGCATAGCATAATTCAAAATTTCAGGCAACAAGCGTTGTGATGTCCATTG